TTGCCATTTTATTTTAATTTAAAGTTAATAGATATAGAATCTCGTCTATAATATTTTGTAATTCTGATAAGTTTACCCGACATCATAATTACTCTGTTTTTTGTGTTACCTCTCCTGTTTGAATATTAATAACAGCATTAGCTCCGTATTTACCTATCAATAATTGCTCATGAGCAGAGAACTTAGCTTTAATCTCATCAACAACTCTAATTAATGTTTGTCTTTGCAATTCAGAATCAGCAATTGCCATTTTTACTTTGTTAAACTCTACGTTTAATTCTTGAATTTTTTCTAATTCTTCCTGTGTTACTTTCTTGTTTTCCATTTGATTTTTATTTAATTGTACAAATATATAATTTTTAAAATAAAGTTTTGTTTACTCTTTTATAAGTGTAATATACCAATAGAGCAATAAACAATATAAAAAGCCACCACCAATTATTTGATTGCTTATCAATGTCTTTTTTAACCATCTCTATTTTTGCACTTTTTTTTACTGTGGCTTCAATTAAGACGTTTTCAGACGTTTTTATTTTTGTAGTATCTACTAACACATTTTTTGTTTTTTTATGTCTTATCTTTGCGTTTTTGTACTCTTTACCATTGATAGTAAAAGGTAAAGTAGTATCGATTGGTACAATCTCAATTTCATCAGTATCTGTAACAACACTAACGTGATTATCTTGAGTAGTAACCACTTCTTTTTTTGTTACTGAAGTACTGTCTGATTTAACTACAGTATCTACTTTGTCTACATTAACCTTTCTTGAAGCACAACTCGTCCCAAATATTAACAAAATTAGGGACAGAATAATTATTTTTCTCATTATTCAATTGTTAAAGTTATGTTTTTTGCTAATTGCATTTTCTTAAACAGTCTTTGAAAAGCAACTCTACTGTTTCCTATAAAATCTTTTGAACGCGTGGTTCCAACTAAAATACAACCCTCTGTATCATGATTGGTATTACCGCTATGAATACGAACTCCTTCAAAATTTGGAACATTAATTAGAATTGGAAGAAGTTTTTTAAATCTATTACTAAGAGTTATTCCAACTATGTAAGTGCCTTTTGGAATAGCAGTTTCTGATTTTATTTTTACTTCACGTTCTTTATCTTCAAGTGTATAACACTCAAACTTACCATCAACGTAAAGTTCTCCAATTGTAGAATGTTCTGTTTTGTGTAATCTTTTTAATAATAGCTTCATTCTTTTAAGTCGTCTATGTTTGATTTAATTTCTTTTGCTCTTAAAAATACTTTTTTAAGTAATTTCCAAATGTCAATTTTAAAAGTATCTTCGATATTCTCTTTTATAGATACCAACTCTACAAAAATTAAAAGTATAGCACATATTTTTGTAAACATATATGTTATTCCAAATGATCTAATTATAAATTCATTTAGAACATATTTATCTATAACGAATAAGAATAAAATACATATTTCATATAATGCCATCTTTGATATTATATTTGATAGAACTCTGCTTCTAATACTGCTCCAACCTTTTAGCTTTACACTTTTAAATATTCCTGTAAAAGTGTCTAACACTATTGCTGCAGCCACAGATATCAAAAGACCTTGTATTGGCACAAATAATAATACTATTGATGACAATATATAATTAATATATTTCATTATCTTCCCTGTCCTCTATACGATTTCACGTAGTTCTTACTCGTTTTAAGGGTACTCGTTTTTGTCTTAGATGCTACACCTGACTTCCTTGGTTTAGCTTGATAAGCACTTTCTTGCTGTTTAATCTTTGCCATCTTACCAAAGAGCTACAGCTTCACCACCTGAAATCAATTTTATAACCTGAACAGGTAAAACATCTCCTTTAATTGGTGAATTAAATGCAACACTATCTCCTCCTATAGTTACAACATCATAATTACTGTCTGTCGAAGCAATATAAAGATAACACCCTTGATTTCCAAGACCTGTTTGCGATGACGCTTGATAAACAGTATAGTTTTGTCCTGTTGATGTAAATATGTCTGCATTTAATCTAACCTCAGTAGTAAATACTCTAGTAATTGTTGCCCCCTCGTTGGTATCAATATTGTAAACAATATCTCCTACTTTTACATTTAATGCTATAAAATCTACAGTATCATCTATTAACCTATCCACATCTGTAGCAGTATTTGTTCCTGAAACTATTACATTAGGGAAAGGTATATTGCAATTTGCACTTGGTGCTACTTTTAATGCTCTTGAAAATGTTGTTTTGAATACTGACATTGTTTAGTTATTATTTGTTTTATAAAATACTTTGTTTACCAATAAATTTGGATCATTTAGCTTTTCTTTTCTTGCTCCACAACCACAGTCTTTACCTGTAGCTTTTGAAACAGTGTCTACTGCTTTCTTAATTCCTGTTGCAGTTGTTATTTTCTCAATTGTGTCTCCTAATCCTTTTGATTTCATTTTGTAAAGATATTAAATTTTTGAAACTTTTTTACCCATGCCTACTTTTGTTTTCTCAGCTTTCTTAGAAGCCAATTTCGAAGGACTTATCTCCGATATTGTCTTCGGTGTTTTTGACGATACTTTTACTTTTGGTCTGCAGTATTCATTACTTCCTCCTGCTCCACAAGCCTTACCACTTTTAGTATCAGTCCACTTCTCTTTCTCCCATCTCTTTAAAGATGTTCCTGCATCAGTTTTTCTAACCGAACCGGAACCCTTGCGACATTTAGCAATCGCTTGAGAAGCTCTTGCCGATGGAAAGACATCGTACTGCGCTTTTACTTTTGTATAACAAGCATCTTTTGGCATCTTATTTCTTTTTAGCAGGAATTACTCCTCTTGCAATAAGAATGTCTTTTTTGGTAACTTTACCATCGCCACTTGCATCAGGAAATCCTTTTTTTGTAGTTTTACCTACGTTACCTTTTAGCATTTTCATCTTGCCATCTAATGATTTCTTAGACTCGTACTGTTTTGCTTTTTCAATTATTTTTTTCATTAGTATTTTCCTTTACGGTTACTTGGATTACTTGTGGTTGAACCTCCCGGTCCTGCCCATAAATTTTTACACGCCCAATATCTTGGGGTTAATTTGTCATTAGCTGTATCACAACTATGTCTTGCTTTAAAGCTTCTTCGAGCAGCAGGACTATAGTTGTTACCATAGCCTTTAGCTCCAAAGTGAAGGAGTTTTTCTTCTCCTCCACTACAAGCTTTTACCATCTTTTTCTTGCCCGGTCTGTCCGAAGCAGTCGGACGATTGCATTGCATTTTAGACTTGTCAGCCATGACCTATTGTCTAAATGCTCTTGTATTATGCCCCGGATACTTATCAACCTCAACTGTCTCTACAACAGGAGTCTCATCTACTACAACCGTAGTGTCCACTACAGTATCTTCTTTTTTCTTTGCCATTTTTATTAACAGTTTTTTTTCATTTTTATTCCTCCTGATTTAGCACCTGACATTACTTTTTTAGTAGCGCCTTTGCTGTTTTGGTTAATTGGTAAACTTTTGTTACCACCTGTCGTGCTTGGTCCTTGCAAACGAGATGAACCCGGTAAGTTTGGAGTGTTTTTTGTTTTTGCCATTGTTATTTAGTTTTACGTGTTTTCATTCCTAATGTGTTTTTTAAAGATGCCAATCCTTGAAGTTTATCAGCTCCTGTTTGAGTTCCTTTACCTTCTTTAGTATTAGTTTTTCTTGCCTCTCTTTTAGCCTTCAATCTAGCAACTGATGCTTTTTGAAGTTCATCCAATATATTTACAGCTGTTGTAACAATTGGTGTTCGTGCTAATGGAGTGTCTCTATTCTCTGCCATGATTATTTTGTATCTCTTAATGATTCTCCTTTGTTTGAAGTACCTGTTGAACAACTTCCTTTAGTTGCTCCTCTTTTGCAAGCTTTTCCTATCTCTAATCCTTCAGGTTGAGCATCAGGTTTTCTAGCATTCTTTTTCTGCCAAGAAGACATTTCTTCTCTTGTCATACCTTTAGCAGCAGCTTGTCTGTTAAGAACAGAGTCTCTTGCTCTAATGTTTTTCTCTCTAACTAATTGTTGTGCTGCACGTTTCTCAGCATAAGTCATAACCTTAGGCTTAATAGTATCCTGTACGAATCTCGGCTCAGGAGTATTTGCCAATGGTGTGTCGGGTCTTACTTGATTGATAGGCATGATTATTTTCTTCTAGGGTTTAAGTTTCTTTTAGTAGCTTCTTCATATCCACGCATACCTTGTTTAGTTTTCATATCATAAGCAGGTAGAATAGACTTTCCTTCTACTGCTCTCTCAAAACCTTGTCTATAGTATGAACTATCTATAGCTGTTGGAGTGTATGGTTTATCTTTAAAGAAACCTCTTTTGGTGGTCTTCATATTGCTATAATTCGGAGTTGGACTGTCTGCCAATGGCGTATCAGGTCTCTTTTGTTTTTCTTGCATGACTATTGTTGTTTAGGTTGTTGTTGAGGTTGTTGAGCTGTCTTAGCAGCACCCATCTCAGCTACTTGCTTTATAGCTGCATCAGCAGTAGCCTGAAATTTATTTGCAGGCATTGATCCAATTTGATTACTAGGTTGCAATCCTGAGCTAACAGGCATTGGTTCCGGTGTAGCCGCCAACGGTGTGTCAGGTCTGTTTATACTTGGTTTCATATTATTTCTTTTTAATAGCGTTTTGGCCTTCCCATCTACCCTTCTCAGTGTATTCGTTTGTGCCTTCGTATTTTTTACGTAACTCTGAAACTTTCTTTCCCTTTAGACCACTCTTAAATCCTGATCTGTAATCAGCACTATCTCTAGCTGTAGCAGGAGCATTTGTACTTCTTCCCTCTGCATTATTTGTAGCAGTTCTTGCTAATCCTAGGTTCTTGTAAGTGATTTTAGGCTCAGGAGTTGGTGCTAACGGAGTATCAGGTCTTTTTGGCTTTTCTTGCATGATTATTATTTTTAATTAATAACTTTGTAGCAAATATATAAAAAAAAATCAAATGAAATCAAATCAAGAAGATTATATGAAATATTGGAGAGTAATTCGCCAATTCGCAAAAGTTAAATACGAACTAACTCAGTCAGACCTTGACATGATGTTTTTCTTATACTCTGAAAAATATTTCGATAAAGCAAAATTCGCAGAGTATGATACCATACTGAATTGGGACGTGAATAGATTTGAAAGCCTAAGAGCAAGAGGGTGGATCGAAGTGTTTAGACCAAGGCTAAAGAATAATAAAGCTTTATACCAACTCTCAATTAAAGCAAGAAGAGTTATTCAGTCTATGTATAGAAAACTAAGTGGGGAAGAAATCCCCACTAGTAATTCATTTAATAAGATGTTCCTGAAGAATGTATCCTATACCGATAAAGTCTATCGTGATATGATCATCAAGATGAACGAGGCTATAAAACAACAACGACATCAGACTCCCGAATAATCGTACACTGCTCTCCGTTGATTAGCATGGTGAAACTATGGCTTTTGTCATAGTATATCTCGTCATCTTTCTTTATGTTCAATACATCAGTACCTGATGCCATAACAAGCGCGCGTTTGTAACGAAATTGGTTTACATCTTCGGCAGATAGTATCATACCGGATTGTGTTTTCAATTCCTCCTCTACTATTTTGATAACTAAAAATTTCCCTATTGGTTGCATAGCTATTTATATTTGCTCGTACGAACGAGCCATTGTTATAATTGCATTGGTACTTAAGATTGTTACAGCAACTGACACCGCGTTCTGTAGTGCCGAGCGTGTTACTTTCAATGGGTCAATAACACCCATCTTAATTAAGTCACCATACTCTTTTGTTTTTAAATTATACCCATGTCCTAGCTCTATGCCGACAGGATATACATCTGATGGTTTCAATCCTGCGTTTGCTAAGATTTGTTGGAACGGAGCCATCAATGCATCTCTGATAATTACAACAGCCGTATTATACTCAGGATTTTTATCCTCATCAATCTGTAAAGATGCACTCTCCTCAAGCAACGCCTTCCCTGCACCGGGTAATATACCCTCTTCTAATGCTGATCTTACTGCGCAAACAGCGTCATCAACCCTGTCATATAGCTCTTTTTGCTCCAAATCGGTCTGTCCACCTACAAAAATAACCCCTATTCCACCTGTTAAAGAGGCAATTCTCTCCAAAATAAAGTCTTTATCGTGCTTTTTTGTGGCAAGTTTATGGGCATCCCATAGCTGATTTACCCTATCCTCAATAGCTTTTTGGTCTAATTTCAGGTCTGATTTGATGATAACAGTCTTGTCTTTACCGACAATTACCTTAGCTGCGTGCCCAAGGTCATCATAATTGATAATACTCAAGTCATCTCCGGTCTTTTCACTAAAGTATGTAGCCCCAACACTGATAGCTATGTCGTGCATTAGCTCGTGCTGCTTGTATCCGAAGCTCGGAGGAGCAACTGCACACACTTTGATAATACCTTTAACAACATTTGCAGCCAAAGTATTAATCAAGTTCTGATTACAGGGAGAAATAATAAGTAGTCTCTTGCCTGATTTTACAATTGGTTCAAATATATTATTTATCTGAAGAGCATTTGTAATCTCCATATCAGCAACCAAGACCATAGTGTCTTCAAAGACACACTCATCTTTCTTCTGATCGTTGATGAACATCGGACTCAAATACCCTCTGTCAAACTTTAACCCTAATGTGGTTTCAGCATAAGTCTCAGTACTCTGACTTTTCTCCACCGTTACGATCCCTGTCTTGCCAACGTCTTTATACACCTCTGCAATTATTCTCCCAATCTCCTTGTCATTATTCGCAGAGATTGAAGCTACATCAATAAGCATACTGTTAGTAACCTTCTTACTCTTCTTCTTTAGATTCTCCACCACCTTGTCGCTTATCTCCACCATGTTGCGAAGCACCTCCGTTCTGTTATGGTGTGGCTTGATGTGCTCAAGTCCTCCCAATACCAATCCCTCAGTAAGCACAATAGCAGTTGTAGTGCCATCTCCCGCAGAAGTAGCAGTCTTATCAGCAGCCTCCTTCATCATACGAACCGCAAGGTTCTCCGAAGGGTCAAGTAAGTAAATTGATTTTGCAACAGTGACACCATCTTTAGTAACTGTGATGCCATGAGTATGTTCAGGGGACTCAATCAGTACAGTATTACCATTTGGACCTAATGTACTCTTTACAGCTTTTGACATCTTTACAACGCCACTAACTAATTTTATTCTTCCTTCTTCTCCAAAGCATAAATCTTTAGGAGAGTAACCTTGATTGTCTAACATTTGATTTGATTTAAAATTACAATGCAAATATATATATATTTCATATATAATACAAATCGCGAATTACGAATTAATCTCGATGATAAACTTACTACGTAAGCTTATGTCGGATGTCAATTTTAGGTATCTCTATATATATATATATAAATATACCTCCTTTAGTTTTTTCCCCACTATATTTCCTTCTTTTTTTCGACATTATCGACATTTAAAGAATAAATAGTTAATAATCAAATAGTTAGAAAAATTGAGTCGTCGCAAAAACGTCGTAAAATATAACCGAAAATGTCAATTATAAAAAAAAGAAGGACTTTTAAATCCTTCTCTTTTGTTTAGTTGGTCTTGACTAATTACACTCAGAACATTCTCCCATGTCAGACAGCATTTCTCCCATAGCATTTCCTCTTGCTATAATCGAAATTTTCTCTGCCTGCTTCATGGCTTTTCTTGCTTGAGCAGCCTGTACAATTCCCGACTGTCCATCAGGTCTGTTGTTAATCAACATACCATCATTCACAGTTAAACCACTCAAAGAACCATTTGGTCTCTGTTGGTAGATACTGTTCGAT